CCACATTCTCTGATTTGGTCAGCGAGATAAGCAGAAATTCCTTCTTGCTTACCCAAGCCAGCATCAATATCAATGGCTCTGACACACCCATCAAAGTCTGGATTGTGGTCAGATTTTTTTGTGGAATGACGAGCATCACCCAACCATCCATCACTTTTACGGCTGCGATCCGGGAATGAATCATCAATTTGTTCCCGAAGTTGAACGGCAGCTTTAGATAAAAATGGTTTCATTACGCAAGGAGGAGTTTTGCTTCATCCTCGGTAATGCCAAGTTTTTCTAATAAAGTTGCTTTTGCTTCTGCTTTTGCTTCTGCTTCGGCTTCTCTTGTGGCTTTTTCATCAATGGTTAATTGATAAACCGCTAATTCCTCAGCAGTCATTTCCCTAACTTCATCGTCAATTTGAATAAGTGGATTAGTCATATTTTCTCCTTAATTCTTATAACCATAAACTTTAATTGTGCCACCGGTAATTGTTCCTGAATCTGGCGCAATTGTAAAAGCGGTATGTTGAGTATTAGAATCCTCAAAACCTTCGTTTCTGTTAATTGTTGGGTTGCTTGCTGAATTAGCCCTAGAACTTGTAGTTGAAATATGAGTTCTTTTTGCTAAGTTTGGTGCTTGAATTGTAGTAATAGAATTAATGTCATTAGTTGAACCAATACCTGCATAACTAAAATTGGCAGTATTGTTGCCATTGTATGCAGTTAAAGAAGCGGAAGTTGCTACCGCATAATAACCAACCCAATAATAGCCCGAAGTAGTTGAACCAAGTTGTAATGTTAAATTACAGTTGCCTGATGCTGCGCCACCACTTATTAAAACTAAATAGTTATCATAAGTTGATGAAAATGCGTTGCTAACAACAACAGATGAAACTCCTGAACCAATTGTTTGCGTTAATACTAATTCCAATCCACCACCACCTGCAGCAGCAGCCCATTTAAGTCCAGTTGCGGTTGTACTGTCAGCAGTTAAAACATGGCCATTAGTCCCTACCGCTAATCGTGATGCAGTATCAGCAGCTGTTGCTGCAATTATGTCGCCTTTTGCATCAAAAATAGTTGCTGGAATTCCAGTTGCATCTGAAACCCAAGTAAAATCCATATCAGTATTTGTTGCTTTACTTAATACCTGACCGGTTGTTCCACCTTTAAGATCAACTAATGATGTATCAATCGCTGAACCAAGTGTGCGGATAGCAGCTGCGCCATCCTTAACCAGATCTGTGTCGTCCGGTGTTTCCCAATTAAAATTCGTTGTGTTTGCCATATTAGGCTACTGCTCCAATCGCATTTTCCCATGTAAGTGTACCACTTAGAGTGTTCCATGCCTCTGAGGCTGATACTTGCTCCCATTGGAGTGCTACTTGGGAGAATTCTATCGGACTTAGATTTATGGTTAAAAATAATTCGTTGAATCTAGTGCTCCAACGCCAACCTTCCACATAACCCTCAAATTGTCCTGTGGGGGCTATCTGAACCGGCAAGTCTGTTATTCGTAAAGGCTGACCTATAAAAATTTGAAGCAAGGCATCTCGGTCAGTATCATCAATTTCTGAATTGGTTATTGGAAATGTAATGCTGTCTAACAAGGCTCTAGGAAATGATCTTAGGGCAATATATCTGTCGGCTTGAGCTTGAGCATCAACGGCATTTTTTAGAGTTGTATTAATAGTTTCACCCTTGTAGCCAAAGGTAGCAATACTGGTCGCATCAGTAGCGGTTTCTTGGGATCCGAAATTGTTGCCATAATTGATATAAATATCATTGCGAACATCAGCAGATCGAGCCAAAGTTTTCAGACCTGCACCGATAGCTGTATTAGCTGAGATGTCTGTATATCCATTATTGGCTAAATATGTTTGCCTATGGTTTTGATCAGCATATCCAATACGACCTTCAGAATCCTCATACAAAACACCAAAGGCTGAATTGGCTATAAGGGAAGCAATGTTGTAAATGGTATCTGGGTTAGATCCTCGATTGATCATTGTGTATTGACCAGGTTGATCTATCTCACCAAGACCAACATTTTCAGCATTTGCCCATGTAGTCGTTGGATCATACCCTGACCATGTTTCAGCTGCTGGAACTTCATTCCAATTGTTTAAAAATATATCTGCAAGTAATGCATAAATCTGATCGCCGTCTTGATCCTCTGATAAAACCCCATCTGTAATGATTTTTGGCAATTTAGCCAATGAACCTAAAGCAAGAATTGTGTATGAATAAGTTTTAGCAATAGATGATGCAGTTGCAACCTCAGTTGTAATATCTGTGATATTGCCACCAAATAAAGTCCTAAAGGTGTTTGTGCTGTCTTTGACTTGCAAGGCAATGCCATCATTTATTTGCAAATTATAGTTTTCGTCATTTAATGCAACTAGAGAAATCTGTAAATATGAAGGAAGCGGTTGAGCATAAATATCATCTCGACCTGCTTGATGGGTTATATCTTGAATTGCTACATCTGTGTATTCAACCCCATTAATTGTTAATTTATATTCAGGAGTAAATACGCTCATTAATCGCCTCTGATGCCTGAGTTATAAAGTTGTGGAACTGAGCGAGATGCGCTGTCATTTAATACTTTTGCGACAGCTCTTGCAGCACCTTCTGAATCAATTGATTGAACAGTTATGTTATTAACGACAGTTGGATTAACACCCAAAGATGATAAAGGATTTGTTTGTGCTGATTTTGCACCAGTAAATCCTAAAGCAGCCGCATTTGGAGATATGTTTGGAATGTACCCAATATCTGCTCCTGGTTTAACGATATTAATTAATCTAATTGCTTGATTTGCAAACTCTGTTAATAAGCCAATTGCTTCCCTGATAAATGTAATAAATCCTGAAATTATGCCAGCCACCCCAGCAATAGCTTTACCAAATGTTTCAGCACCTTTTTGACTTTGTTGCAAACCGGCACTTAATCCTTGATCTCCAGTTAGTCCAGCAATAAATGCATTAAGAGTTGGAATCCCAGTCTGATTTAAGAATCCAATAAATCGTTCAACTTGTGGGAGTAGGGCAACGCCTAATGCTTCCTTAGCCTCATCAAATCCTACTTTTAAGCGATCAATTTTGCCTTGAAATGTTTCAGCGTTAGCAGCTGCTGCGCCACCATAAAGATCAGAAAGTTTTCGTTGAACTTCAGTAAATGAAAGAGTAGATAATTCTGCTTTTGATAAACCAAGACCCAATCTGCCAAGAGCTGTTGTATTGCCATCTTGAGCCCGACCCAATGCATTAGCAACAGTTTCGAGATCTAATCCTCGACCTTTAGCAATATCCAAAGATAGGTTTAATAGTTTTTGCGCTTCATTAACATCTTTTGTTGATACGGCTAAACGCTGAAATGCTGGTCGTAATTGTTCATCAGCAACACCTGTTGCTAAAGATGTTTTTAGGATGTAATCCTCAGTAGCCTGAATTTGACCCTCTGTTGCCCCTGTGGCGGTCTGTAAGGCAGCAGCCAACCTCAACTGTGCCTGTTCATCCTCTATCGCAGCCTTGACCCCATCAATGGCTAATTTAGAGCCATAGGCAACGGCAGCAGCAGCTGCAACAGCAAAAGCAGCAGCAGCCTTTTTACCAAATTCTGAAATCTTGCTTGAATTGCTTTCAACAGCCTTATCGGCTTCACCTAATTTTTTCTTAAGATCATCAACATCAGCAAGGATCGATAACTTAAGCGTACGATTACCGGTTGCCATCAGACCCACTCCTTAATAATGCGATCAAAACTTTGTTCCCACTTATTAATCAATTCAGGCTGAATTCTACGAAGGGTTGGATAGATAAACCATCCACGACTACCTCTGCCTTGCCGTCCTGAATATGAAGGGAATTGTTTGTATTTATTTGAACCAAACTCAACACCACCCCATACGGTTTGCGTAGTAGCACCACCTGAAAACTTTTGTCTTGCGAAGCCATAACTGAACTCACCGATTTTGCTGGACTTAGAGATGCTAACCCCATCCGCAACTCTTTGCGCAACTTTGCCAGATTTTGTTCGAGTTCGAGCTGCTTGCTTAATTTCCTCTGATGCAAAATACGCCAACGCAGCAGATTGCGCTCTTGCTTCTTCAGTAGCTTGTTCATCCATGAGTTTAAATGCTTTGTAAATATCACGCAGATCTGATTTATTGTAGGCGATGGTTTCATTTGCCATTCCGTTTCTCCAATATCTCGATCGCTGTTAATATGTCATCCGCATCAACCCATTCACTCATTGGTATATGTGTGGCAATTGCCAACTCAACCAATAATCTGTTTAGGCTTCCTGCTTTGTGGCTTTTGGGTCAGCATCACCGACAATGACATCGGCTACTGTTTCCATCCAAATATCCATTGGTTTGATTGGTTTGCTTCCGGCAACTTCACGCTTATGAGCATGATAAGCCAAAAACATAAGATCCCAAATGCCAAGTTTTTCACTTGCTTGCCCAATGGTATTTCCTGTCTGCTTTTCCCATTTTGCCCACTCAGGCGGTTGGGCTACATAAGTGGCTTGCTCGCCTGAGCTGTATTCAATTGTAATTGGTAGTTTCATTTTGCTCCCGTTGTTAGATTTTAACTAAATGTTTCTACTACTGCGCCCTTTGATACTGTGAAAGTAAAGGAAACAGTTTGAGCATCAACGCCAGATCCACCAGCTGTTGGAAACTCTGGCTTTACCGGAAATACAAATTGTGCTCCTGATGCAGCTGTCAATGTCATGCTGATGTCTGTGTCTGGTGCAGTTTCTGCTGCTGTCCATAGAGCCTCGCAAACTGAGTTTGCTTTGCCCCAATCAGCCAACATATCCAATTGGAATGTTCCTGAAATGTTTGTGGTCTTGTAAGCCTCTCCATCCATAGTCTGATAAACCTGACGCTCATTGACTTTGGTTAGAACTGCGTTTGTCGCTTGTGCTTGAATATCTGTTCCACCTGTGAAAGATAAACCAACATCACGACCGGTAATTACGACTGTTGCCATGATTTCTCCTTATGCTGTTTGTGTGTAGTAGGTAGATACTCGAACATCTGCGATTAGCAGCGTACTTGCACCAACTTGCTGAACTGTCGGTCTTTCGACAGAGCTGACAACATACCCTGTTGGGATAACTGCCAGAACACTCATTATTAGTTGCTCGATATTATCAAGCGATGCTGGGTTGCTGTTATATGCAACTGCAACTGAAATTGTAAAATTGATCTTTGTGTGAATTGTAGATTTGTTAATTGTTTCCAATTCCAAATATGGTGAATCAGGAACTACAACCACAGCTGGTGGAATAACTGTTTCTGGAACAAATGAATAAACATTTCCAGCCACGCCAGCAAGAGCAGTTGCTAAAGGTGTGCGAATGCTTGAAAGAATTGTGCTTGGCATTATTGAGCCAAACTGTCGGTATCCATATATGAGCCTAGTAATCCGACGCACTTATTAAAAAGAGATCGACCCATTCTAAATGGAGTTGATGCAAAATCTACGCCTTCGATTTGTCCTCCGCCGGCAAGTCTTGCCTGGAAAACTTCGACTGAAACTGTATAGACGGCTGACTGAACAGCTGCGTTTCCAACATAAGTTGATGCGCCAGAAAGGGTAGCAACTCCGGATGGGATGACATTAGCCTCGAGTATATCGGCGTTAGTGATCGATGCTGAAAAGGTATATTGTCCAAGATTGTCTGCCAGCACAACTCTTGTTCCGTTGTAAGGTGATCCGCATCCTGTGATGACAACTGATTGTCCTTCGGTAAATTCATGAATTCCTAGTGTAGTAAATGTAGCAACATTGTCTGACAATGAGGTTGCTTGAATTGGTGCTTTGAATGTAACAAGCATTGGCAGAATAACAGTTTCTGCTGTATCAATAATTTGGTTTAGGTAAGTATCGTCATATAAGGCAGATGACACGCCAAGTACACTCCTGAGCTGTGAGGCTGAAATAATACTAGGCATGTCATCTCCTTTTGTTCTCCCATTATTAGCTGCCTAGGATCGGGAGCAACCCTAGGCATTAAGTTGGGCTAAATTAGTTCTTGTTGAAGTGAACTGATCCGTTGGCGATCTTGGTTGCAAGTGCGCCATAGCCATAGTAAGCAACAGATACTTGACCGGTTGCTGTTACATCTGAACGAAGTTGTAAGCGTGGGCTCTCATACCATGTGTATGACTCTGGGTTGATTACGAACATTGATCCATCACCAGTTGTGTAGGTAAGTGCTGACAATGAACGAGATACATAAAGATCAAGTCCAGCAACATTTCCACGAAGTGATTGACCAGTTACAGTTCCACCTGCGTTTTGTGGATTTGATGCATTGTAGATTGGTCGTCCACCATCGTTGTAACCCATGATGTTACCCCATTGCTCTGGAGATACCACGATGTTACGAGCAAATCCCAAAGAGTTTGAATAAACTAATTGAGCAGCTTGTGCAGCATAAGCAAGAAGTCCTGCTGCTGTATTGTCTTGTGCAGTTGTTGCAATTAGACCAGAAGAAATGATTCCGTTTGTTACATACTTGTCAGTTTCTTTTGCATAAGCAAATTCCATCTGACGAACTAACTCATCAAAAAATGCTGGAGATGAGCGATCTAGCAACTCAACTGAGAATGTTTGTCCGCCGGCAAATTTCTTAACATTTACTGTTACGAAAGATGATGCCATGTCGGTTGTATCAATTGTTGCTGCTTCTGCTTCCTCGGTTACTGTTGGAACAGTTGTGATCTTTGGAATCTCGAATGTCATTCCTGAAGCTGGTAATACGCCACGGGAAATTGCATCGATTGATCCACGATCTGCATTTGAAAGACCATTGATAACTTCTGATGATTGTGGTGTTGGAATCAAGCCAGAGTTGTTGCTGGTTGTATCAGCAGCCATTACATACTGACGGCTTTCATCGTTTCCTAGGGCAGCACGAACTGAATGCTCTAGGTATGTTGCTTTGTTGATAATTGGTGAGCGTGGCTTTGTGTATGCAACAGATTGTGCTGCTACTACTGCCACAGGCTCAGACTTTGCAGCTTCTACCGCTTCGGTTGCGATAGGAGCCTCAGATGTAATATCTGACACTTTGTCCTCCTGTGTTGTTTGATCCTCAGCGGTTGCTTCGGAATTCTCTGGTGTATTTGTTGCAACTACCTTTTCAACTTTCGCTGAAGCAATTGCTGGATCAGACACCAAACTGACTTCATGTAATGAACTCTTTGAGATAACCATTGCTCCGTCTTTGTTATCCCATGCATCAACCATGACACCAACGGAGAATCCATCACGCAAGCCTGTGGCTGCTTCCTCAAGGGCATCATCAGCTGCAAAAGTCTTTGCTAACTTAAATGTGCCTTCTAAACCTTGATCGTTTGCAGTAATGTCAATTAACTTACCCAATGGGCGAGTTTTGTCATGCTCTAATAGCAATTTGACAGGCTTTGAGAAATCAATGCTGTCTTTTGCAAATACTGTTTTGCCGGCTGATGTATTTCCAGCTTCATTCCAAGAAACGATAGTTCCTGAGATTGTTCGCTTATTTGTATCAGCCGCGGTTATGGTAATTGGGAAATTAATCTTCATCGGATTAAGTCCTCCTCCTCTTGGATTTGCTCAACGCTCATTGCGCCAATGCGGTTTAGGATTTCATAAACTTGAGCACGCTCTAATGCTGAACCTCTCAAGAAATCATCAATATCGAAGCGCACCTCGACGCCGTTGGGTACAAAATCAGCAGCAGATAATCTTTGCTCAATTGGAGTAATGATATTTCTCAAACTGAAATCAATAAGTGCTTTTCTTTCCATGACTGTGGTGCTATATGTCATGCTGGTAGTTTCAGCAGATAAGAATGATGCCGGAATGCCAACTGCTCTTGCAATTTCGGTTGCAAGGTATTGGCGTGCTTCATTTAATTGTAATTTTTGTGGATCAAAGCCTAAAGCGTTTAATTCAACATCAGCATTTAAGAATGCAGTTGCTCTTGTATTTCTAGCAATTTTCCATGATTCAAGAAGCTTTGTAATTCGCTCTGGAGTAAGGTTTGTGCCATTTGATTTTAACACCATTGTTGGAACTGGCTCTTTTGCGTATAGTTCAGCAGCCTTTTCCAATTCTTGTGCAGCTCTAATTGTGCGACCGGCACGATTTAGCACGCCTTCATCTAATCCGCTAAATACAATTAAAGATCCGACGCCTGATGCTGGAACATGCATACCATCAACCATGTATGAAGTAATTTCGGTTTGATTTGCATTAAGGTTGTATGTAACTCGATCTGGTGCAACTCTTGTCCATGCTCTTACCCGACTGTTATCAGATGCAGCATAAGAATCTAATACTTGACCATAAGCAACGCCATGAAATAATAAATCTTCAGCGATCCATGCATAAATGGCTGATCCTGCAACTCTTGGATCTGGTTG